GGAGGGGCCAACGCAGAACCCGCCCCCGAAGTTCAACCCAATGAAACCGCCGCGCCCGAAACCCAACAAGAAGAGCCAAAGCCAGCAGCCGAAACCCCGAAAGAGGAAGCTCCCAAGGCGGAGAAAAAGGCTCCCGTTAAAGCGGAAACCAAATCCAAAGCCACCAAGGAAGAGGTAGAGAAGAAGGTTGCAGATATTACCAAGGAAGTATCGTCTAAGGATGCTAACGAGCAGACAGAAGCAAAAGACGACGATGACCTCCCGCTTAACCCCCACTTTGCCGACAAGCCCATTTCTGACAAACCAGAGGGTGATGATTCTGAGAAGGGGATCTCAAGCTGGAAAGAGATCAAAACAGAAATGAAAAAAGCCCGTGAGGAGCGGGATCGCCTCAAGGCCGAACTGGACGCCACCAAAGAGAAGGTGGGCAAGTATGAGGGAGAAACAGTCAAGACTCTCCAAGAAGAGCTTGAGAGCTACAAAACCCGCATGGCAGAACTTAATCGCGAGCTAAAGACCGCAAACTTTGAGAGAAGCCCCGAATACGTCGAGACCATCAAAAAGCCCCTGAGTGGCCTTCAAGGCGATTTAAAGGCCATTGCAGAAGCTAATGACGCCGATTTCTCCAAGCTCTGGCAAGCCCTAACCGAGCCAGATGCCCGCAAGCGTATCGACTCTCTGGAAGACCTGACGGCGGACTTCAAGCGCATGGAGCAGTTATCTATCGTCAAGATGGCCGATAAATACCATGAGTTGGCCCAATACCATGAGCGGTTCCAGAAAGAGGCCGAAACCCTCGCAGAGGCCGAAAACGCCCGCAAGGCCCAATCCGAACAGGAGTTTATTGAGAACGATCAAAGGCTCCAGAAGGCGTTCACGGCCAAAACTTGGACAAATCTGGAAGATCGCTATTCTTTCCTCCAAGAAATCGACGGGCAGGATGACTGGAATAGCCATATCCGTAGTGCCAAAAAGAACGCCGCAGAGACCAATCTGGATCGCTTGAGCGTCGAAGACCGAAGCGCCATCCTCGCACGGGCTGCTGTAGTCCCATTCCTTGAGTCGGCAATCAACCACTATACCGCTCAGATGGAGAAGGTAAGTTCCGAAAAAGACGCCAAGATCAAAGAACTTCAAACTCAGCTAGAAGGTCTGGTCGGAGCTACCCCAAGCTTGGGTAAGGCCACCGAAACCGATAGCAATGACGATGGGGATGAAAATCCCGACAGTTTGATGAATTTCGGAAAATCTATATTCCGATAAAATTCTGCTATTGACAAATTTGTGCAAATATAATAGTTTGCACCCAAGACTGAAGTCTGAGTTGGTCGCAGACACCTCGCTGGCGGGTTAGCGCCTTCAAAATTTGTAGCCGTAAATCTCTGGTCGCGGCCCAGAAACTCAACCGATAGACGGGCACCCTATGCCCCGAAATCAAAATCTAACCCTTAAACCAAATAGAAATAAAATATCATGTCAGCACAAACTGCTACTACCTGTGAGGCCATCAATGATAATTTCCAGCGCGAGACTGGACGTATCGCCCTTGGCACTCATCGTTTGGGTCTTTATAAAGATCCCTATCTCCGTTTTGTTACCCAGTCGGCTTTCCCCGACAACATGGGCAAAACGATCACCAACACCATCGCCCAGCGCACGGTTGCCACTGGCAGCGGCTGGGAAGTTATCGGCGTCACTGGCGAAGCTGGTCAGGACAACTCCTGCTTGGCTCCCGTCAAGAAAGTCGGCTACGCCTTCGATCAGAAGACCTTTTCGCTCCGCCATCAGGCGATTGAGTCGGATTGGATCTGTTTGGAAGACGTTCGCACTTCGGCTTTCCCGATTGATGATGTCAACAACTACATCAAAATCCTTGCCGACAACGTCAACAAAGAGTGGATTGAGCGTTACGACAACGACTACTACGAGGCTGTTACCAAAGTTTCTGTCGAGGCTGGCCTCGCTGAGACCACGGGAAGCTCGTTTGGCTCGCTGCCGAACCCGACCTCCGTTCTTACGGTTGGCGTCCTTCGCGAACTCTATGATCGTCTCTACCAGAACAACGCTGGTGATGACGGTGATGCGGTGACCGATGACGGCTCGCCCGTGTTCAACGTGTTTGCCGAACGCGCCACGATTGAGAACCTGATCAAACTCAACGAAGATGTCCGTCAGGATATCCGCTGGAGTGATCGTGTTAACGATCTGCTTGGTGCCAACGGCTCCTCGCTGTTGCCCAAGAAGGCTTACGGTGGATTCGTGTTCCATAGCCGTCCGTTCCCGAAACGTTTCAACGACAACGGTTCTGGTGGTTATACCGAAGTTGCTCCCTATGTCTCCACGACTGGTGCAACCAAGGGTACCAAGTTCATCATCAACCCCGCCTACAAGGCTGCGAAGTATACCTCCACGGTTATCTTCCATCCGAAGGCCGTTGAGTGGCTTGTGCCGAACCCGAACCTCAAGGTTGGCAAGCTTGTCTATGATGCTCAGAACTATCGCGGAGACTTCCGCTGGATCAACGAGTACGACAAGAACTGCAACCCTGACAAAAACAGCGGTTACTGGCGCGCCAAGATGGCTTGCGCGGCGAAGCAGATCTTCCCTGAGTTCGGATTTTATATCTTGCATCTCCGTTGCAATCTGGCCAATGATCTGGTCGCTTGCAGCAGCGGTTCGGGCTACGGCTACCTTTCTTAAGAAATAACTTAAGAATACAACCGAAAACGGTTTGACAAGTTGGGGCTGGTAGGTTATCCTGCCAGCCCTAACTATTTATGAAGAAATACATTCAACTCAAACACGGCACAGCAATCATAGACGAAGAAGACTTCGATAGAATCAGCCAATTTACATGGCATTCTATTGATAACGATGGAACTGGCTCTAGATATTACGCAACTTGTTCGATTAGGGGAAAAACAACTTACATGCACCGAATGGTTATGGGAGCGCAAGCTGGCGAGTCAGTAGACCACATTGATGGAAATGGCCTCAATAACAGCAAATCAAATTTGCGATTTGCCACACAATCAGAAAACAATCTAAATCAAAAGATACGTTCAGATAACACAAGCGGACACAAGGGCATTAGTTGGTGTCCAGATAGAGAAAAGTATCAGGTATACGTCAATATTGACAGGAAGCGCAAATCACTAGGTCGGTATCGGACGCTTGAGGAGGCCATTTATGTGCGGGATCGGGCCGTAAAAGAGCATTATGGCGAGTTTGCCCGCGAGAACACATCCTTGCCAGAAGAAGCAAAAATACAGCCTTATAGAAGCCTTCCAAGGACGTTGAGAAGGACTGGGGGCAATAACTCGTCTGGGAAGACTGGAGTTACAAAATTTAAAGGAAAATGGAGAGCAACCATCACAGTTGATGGAAGGGTTAAACATATTGGAACATTTGCAGATCTTGACTTGGCTATAGTTGCCCGCGAAAAAGCCGAACGCGAATATTTTCCAGAATTATTTAAGGATGCGGCTTGACTATTAGCTCAATCTAAACTAGTCTCAACTAAATAAATTTATTATTCTTATGAAGATTCCAATCCCAGAAAATTACACTTTGCCCGCCGAAACCGAAGATGGCCAAACTTTTGAAGAATTGGTTACCTTCCGCGTCGAAGGCGACTCGCTTGTCCCGACCATGATTGCTGGCGTCGAGATTGCGGCTGAAGAGGCCGAAGACGAAGACGAGATGGAGGACGAGGCTGCTGACGAAATGGAAGCAGGCGTGTCCCCAATGGCTGGCATGGGTGAGCGTATCATGGGCATGGCTTAAAGGACGGAGACCATAGGCTATGGCTCTCCCTACTTTAGATGCGGTTTTTGCTTCGGCGGCGGATCAGCCCCGAAGGATGATGCTTGCCAAGTGGCTTGTTGAAGAGCTTGGATCTGGCGCTATTGCCGATTACTATGATCTCCCAGAACGCTATCTCTGGGCAAAGATCGCCGTAGCCGCAGGCGCACCGAGAAGCGAAGCGGACTACATCTCTCTACCCAAGAACTATGTGTGGAGTGATATATACAATGCTGTATCTGGAGATATAGCAGAATCTACAGTTGTGGTTTCGGGGTTGGGCGACACCCAATACAATGGTAGATATGTGTATGATGGGGATGTAAATGGAAGGCCATCTTATAGACTTAATGAAGATGTCGCCATTTTATGGGGCGGAGTCGAATGGGTTTTAGAGGATCTCCAATCAGGAGATAACACGCTGTCTCCTTCTGATGTTTCTTATCCTTGGATGGCCACTGGATGGATTAACGAAGGCATAGATCCCACTGGAATTGTCTTAACTCCAGAAACGCCGAATCATACAGATTGGCACGAAAAACAAGCCTTGGGGCATATTGCCGCCGCCTATCGCGGTGACACGGCCAACCCCGCAAACCTAGCTACATATATTGACTGGCCTTGGCGCTATCAAGTGGCTTCAATTATCGATCACCTTCTAGGCAACTATAACGCTGTCATTGTTTCAGGTGCTGGAACTGCATCATCAGATGGAACATATGTTCTTTCTGGACAGCAGGCTGGAAAAGGAGTCTATGAAAAAGGATCATCTCAAATAGTTTGGAGCGGGGGCGTTTGGCTTATTGAAGATGTTGATTTCGGTGATTTTACATATCAGTCAAATGATGATACTCAATTTCCTTGGAATGCTAATTTTTTTACTCTTAATGGAGATGAGCCTGCCCCAACTTTAACACCAACTAACGTGTAGCACTATGAGCGTAGAAGAAATACCAAGACGTAGAGGGATGGAGCGGGGAGTAAAGCTCACGATGAGTGAGTTGATTGCGGGGGTTGCCTTGATGGTCACTTTGTTTTCGGCGCTCAATGGATGGATTGTCCTCCCAGAACAAATGCGGTCTATCCAAGCTAATGATGCTAAACAAGATGCGCGGATTGAAATGATCAATAAGGAAAACCAAGAGAGGTCCGAGACCCTAGCCCGCATTGACGAGCGCACAAAAAGAATCGAAGATTACTTGAAATCCAAAGGATTCTAGTCTAGCTTTAAATCTATGAAATCATTCTTTGCCACCCTTCTGGGTATTCCTTCCAAAATCTGGAGTTTCTACGCACCTATCCTCAAAGAATTGTTTGTGGATGCGGCGTCTAGCCTTCTGCCTCTCGCTTTGGACATTGTCCGCGAGTTGGCCGACACTAGCAAAACTGGCGCACAAAAGCGCGAGGCCGCAGTCAAAAAACTCACCAGCGCAGCCATCCGTAATGGGATTGATGCCTCCGAATCTTTGATTCGTTTTACCATTGAATCGGCTGTCCAGCGTGTCAAAATCGAACAATGAAAGACAAACTTCTAGCATTCTTGGTCAGCAAGGCGGGCGGGGTTCTTACCCCTCTCATCGCCATGGCGGTAGCCGCTATTGTCTCCCGTCTTGCTATGGTTGATCCAAAGCTGGCCGAATCCGTCGATCAGGTCAGTCTCACAGGCTTTATTGTTGCCCTCCTTATCTCTATCGTTAACTACGTCACTAACGAAGTGAATGTCAGGGGGGTCAAAAAAATCCAAGCCTTGGTCAATACGGATGAGGATGGAGTGGCTGGGCCTATTACCTTCACCGAAGTCCGCAGGGCCATTGAAGTCAAAAAGCCCGCAACCAAGCGTAAACGTAAGTGAAACCAATCAAAGATGAAGTCCTCAAAGCCATATTTACCAAAAAGCGCGAAGAAGATCGCAGAAGTTTCCTTGTCCGTTTATTCAGTTCCATCCGCTTCTGGGTCAAAGGGAAGCGGGGCGATGATGGAAAAACTTCCGTCACCATCGGAGTCCGAGGTGGAGCGGATTTCTAGGAATTGGGATATTGGTAGGCGTCAGTGCAAGTGGTAAAATGAATGGGTGAGTAGTCGGCCCCATGTTAAAGTTAATCCAGAAACTCTTTGGTTTTATCGGCTTCGATACTGGCCAAGCGCCGTCCTCACCGAGCTTGCCCTCCGAATCGCAAGAGAGCTTAAAGCCCGAACCGCCAAAAGAACCCAAGGCCAAGCCCGCCCCGAAACAGAAGACCCCAAAGGCTCTTGAGAATCTAGCCAAGATTGCCCTATCCCAAGTCGGGGTGAAGGAGTCTGGCGGCAACAACAACGGGGCCAAGATCCGCAAGTACCAATCGGCAACCAGTCTGAAGCCAGCTTCATGGCCGTGGTGTGCGGCGTTTACGGGTTGGGTAATTCAAGAGTGGCTCAAGGACAAGGAGAATGCCGAGTGGCTTGGACTCAAGGTCATGACCCCAGAAAAGTGGAGGCCCAAGACCGCAGCAGCATTCGGGTATATCCAGTGGGCAAAGGGGCGTCCCGCAACCACCAAGGTTTTGTCTTCAAAAGCCAAGCCTCAAGTGGGGGACATTGTTATCTTTGATTTTTCCCATATTGGGATTATTACCAAGGCTGGTGATAAAAGTTTTCAAGCCGTGGAAGGCAATACTAATGGTCGCGGAACCAGAGATTCAACATCTGGGGATGGCGTTTGGCTCAAGACCAGAAGGTCTTCATTGGTAAGGAATTACGTAAGAATCAATCCATCAACAGCTAAATGAAAGAGCGCGACCAACCCCGCAAGAAAAAGATCTACCGCAAGCCCGAAAACAAAACTTGCCCCTATTGCGGATCGGAAAAGATTGAACAAACGGTGATTCGGCATGTCGGAGTAATCAAGACATGCAAGAATTGCCGAGAACAAATCGACTGATATGGCATCTCATGACCAGAGACTCCAGAAGGTATTGGACAAACTATCTCGCGATTTGGTTGAATACTTTGATTCGGGCTTTGTCGTTGCCACCTTTCAGGACGGCACCGAAACCAAAAATGCCTTCCTCAAGTTTGGCAATGATTATGCCATCGAAGGCATTGTATCCAATATCCATGACATCCTTTATGGACAAGAAGAGGATGAAGACGACGACGATTTGGATGACGGGGATTTAGAAAAAGTAATCAAAGACACATAAACTACACACAATGGCCAATGGAACTTTATCATTCACCCTTCCAGAAGAACAACAGGAGTTTGAAGATGCTTGCAAAGCAAGCGATTTTCGCTGTGTTCTTGGGCATTTTGATGACGAGCTTCGCTCTCATCTTAAGTATAATTCTCATCCCGATTGGGATGGGGCAACTATTGAAAAAGTTAGACAAGTTCTTTACAACTTGATTGCCGACTACGGCATCACCATCCACTAACTACACACAACCATGACTACAGTATATATCTGTGGCCCCATGAGGGGCTACCCAAAATTAAACCACCCTACCTTTTTTGAAGCTGAAGAAGCCTTGCTCAAGGCGGGACATCAAGTAATCAATCCCGCAAGGATGGATCAGAATCTTGGGCTAGACCCCCACAACTCCCAAATGGATGGCAAGTTCATTGAAGAGGCGGCAAGGCGGGATATTGATGCGATCTTTGAATGCGACGAGCTTGTCCTCCTTTCCAAGTGGGAAAAGTCCAAGGGCGCACGGGCCGAAGTCGCGGTAGCCCAATGGCTAGAAAAACCCTTGCGTCTTTACCCTTCCATGGTTAAGTTGGAGAAAGAAGATGTGTGCGACATCGCCAAACGTCTTACTTCCTATGATCGTCAAAGCGACTACGGAAGCCCGATTGATGACTTTACCAAACAGGCTAAAATGTGGGGAGCCATCCTTGGAGTCAATGTGACCCCGCAACAAATCGCCATGTGCATGATCGCGGTCAAACTTTCCAGACTCACCAATTCACCCCGTCATAAGGATAGCTGCGTAGACATCGTAGGCTATGCACGGTGTTTAGATCTCTGTAACCAAGCAACATCTCTATGAGCAAAAAAATAGCAGTCCTTTCGGACTTCCATTGCGGCCACAAGGTCGGACTGACCCCGAAAGGTTATCTACCCGAAGAACCAGCAAACGAGCGGGCACGGTGGGTCCACGCCAACCAAGCCTACTACAACTGGTATAAAAAACACATCAACCTCCACGGTCCCTACGATGTCATCTTCCTTAATGGAGATCTCGTAGACGGCACAGGCAAGAAGTCAGGAGGCACCGAACAGATCACCACCGACATGGAAGAACAGTGTGATATGGCGGTTAAGATTATCCGTGAAATCCCGAAGAATAAGAAATGCGACATAGTTATCACTAGAGGCACGAGCTACCATGTTGGGGAATCGGAGGATTGGGAGAACATCATTGCAGAGCGGGTAGACGCCGCAATCGGAGAGCATGAGTGGGTAGATGTAGAAGGGGTCGTATTTGACCTTAAACACCATCCAGCAGGCTCCAGCGGAATTCCCCATGGTCGGCATAGCGGAGTGGCTAGAGACCGCCTCTGGAACCTCATCTGGGCCGAAAAAGAACTACAGCCCAAGGGAGATGTATTTATCCGCTCCCATGTCCACTACCACAACTTCGCGGGAGGCCCAGACTGGCTGGCCATGACTACCCCAGCCCTACAGGGGTTTGGTAGCCGATTCGGAGCCAGACGCTGCACTGGCATTGTGGACTTCGGATTCGTCACTTTCACCGTCAACAAAGGAACATACACATGGCAACCCATCATAGCAAAACTGGAAGAGCAAAAAGCTCCAATGATAAGATTGTAGTCCCGTCATGGGACAGCGTCTGGGAGTCTTTCAAGGAAGACAACACCAAGACCACAATTGAAGCCATGGAGGCCGAAGGATGGAAGACTGTTCGGGATGTCGCCCGAATGACCAACCTCTCAAGACAAAGGGTATTGGAGTTGGCCAATAGCGATAAGATGGAGTCGGTAAAGAAGAAGGTTATTCAGACGGGCAAAACCCGTGAGATGGTATTTGTCAGGCCGAAGGTTTAAGCCTGATCGGCCCGATCACAGCATCCTGAAATTCTTGCAAGATGTGAGGGGTGGGATTTTTCCGCCAGTTTTAAAAGAGATTTTGCAAATTCAGGTGTGTTTTCTGAACGAGAAATACACCTTCGACACGTTCCATCAGTTACTTTTCCACCATAAAGACCCAATTCACAAATCGATGCTAAATTGAATCGTTCTTTTCTGTATTGGCATATTGGTTTTGTTTGCATTTGACCCACCCCGCTCACCGCTTGCGCGGATTGCAGGGCGCAATGTGTTATCATCACGGCTATTTATCCGCAATATCTTTGCATTGCTGCAAAGTTCAGACTATATCTTCAAGCATTTCTGCTTGTCGGGTTCTCTTGTCGGCTTCATTGCGGTTCTCGCAGTATGCCGTTAGTCGTTACACCTTCCGCTATCTTCCGACAGCGGCTCGGCTCGGTATTGTCCACGGGGGATGTCCACCGAATTCTCCCGATACGGGCCTAAATTTTAAAGATCATTACGGGCCGCTATCAGCCCTACGAATATTATAAATCAAATCACTGCTAATCCAGCTTGGACCGCCTGTTTTTTTACCCCAACGTCCCCAGCCGTAAAATTCAAATTCATATAAATAACACTGGTTGTATTGTTCTGAAGAAGCGCCACTCCCTCCACCAACAAGTCCAATTCCATTTTCGGATGATCCCAAACATTCAAGCAATAATTCATTCAAATTTCGATTATTAGTCGTTGGTCCGCCAATTGCTTGAGATTCTACAGTTGGCAAACCGTTTTCAAGTACAACACGGCGGCACAACCAGCGAAGGCAGGCTGGTCTTTTTTGGTAATCTGCGTTAGGTCGAAGTGCATTGAATGCTCCAATATTTCCACATTCGGAAGCAATTTCCACAAAAGGAATACTTGCCCTTGTTGAGGTTGCTACTGGTATAAAATCATCCAGTGTGAGTTCTGAACAAAAACATGGTGTTGTGCAGCAAGAACAGGTTGCGCGACGAACCCCATTAACTATTTTTAAAAGAATGCGATTCCCGTTCCTTTTGATTGTAGCCATTATTCACAGTCCTCTGTTGCAATCCACTGTATTTTGCCATTGATGGATCCTAAAACAAAGAAGCCGCGCTTAGGAATTTCTGGAAAATCTGCTGGATCTCCCTTGTCTCCCTTGTCGCCTTTTTCCCCCTTTATCAAGGACGGGGTTGTGGTCCTGAAAACGTCTTCTGCTATTTTCCTGACGTTCTGTTGTGGTAACGTAATGGGCTGGTCTTGTGTGACGTAGTTGCCGACAATGCTTAATCCTCCAAGCTTTGCAAACGTTTTCTTTTCTGACCCAGTATTAGGTCTGTTGGGCTTCACGGCTTGCGAACAATTTTAAGAACATCCGTGTCTGTATAAGCAACTCTTGCGACACGATCATAGTGAATCAAAATAATACGATAGGGCACAAGTGGAAACTGTTCCATGTCCGTAAAGACAAACCAAGTGTTATATCTTTTGATGAAATCAACTTGGTTTGGATCTCCTTCAATAGCGTTTGCCACAAGAACCTCGTCAACAATCGATGTGGTTTTATTAAGGGTGGAGCCATCTTGACCAACACCGACGAAATTTCTGGAACCAAAATTAATGGTTTGAAAATCGCTGCGTTTAAGCGGTGCTTGGATTGTAATCATTTTGATGAAATTACAACGAACTCAAGTATGCGTCAACTTCTTGATAGATTTTCACAACGGTATCTTGTGCGTCCGCGCACCTAGCCCTAAACGTGCCATACGACAAAACCAGAACAACAGTATTAGTAACATTGTTTGTCGTGGTAGTTGTTTTGGTTGTAGTTCTGGTATCTGTGGTGGTTTGGCCGAGAATCTCTTGGCCACTAATGGACATGGGGTTAGTGAAAGGGTCCACGTTTTTAACAAATCCTAATGGACCTGTTGTTGTGGAGATCCCACCTACGCCTGTGGAAGTAGAGTCGAGGTTGCTGACTTGATTTGGGTTTATAACCAATGATCCGCCAGCACCCGTGGTTTCTGTTATGGAATTTTTTTCTTCCTGCTCAATATACGCCGCAATAAACGCGCTTGGCGTAAACGTAAATTCATTTGCTCTTACAATATCGACCATAATGTTTCCTCCTTAATTACAATGGTTCAGTTACAAAAACAAGCCTTTTTATGTAAACATTACCCCACCAACGCTTGACTTCTCCACCTATCAGCAATTCTTCTCCAGCAGTGTAAAACGAAGGCTCACTGGCCTGTCCTCCTTGGATGTCAAACGCAATGCCGCCACGCTCAACAGATTCTCCAGATATGGTTATTGGTGCTGGTGGATGGATTGTGTTGTCTGGGATATTAAAAAATATTCTGGCCCAAGGACGGGTGATCACCCTGAAGAAATCAAACCCATCCCTAGCTGCCGAATTGGAAAGGTTTAGATCTGGATCATCATTGGGATCTGAAGAAGAAGAAAGGTGGTAACTGATCTTATATTTTGCGGCAACCGTCATGGATACTGGGTATCTGTTGTCGAAAAATGAAAGATTGGCCCTGACTTGATCGTTGGTAAATTTTGCTTTCCAAGTGTAAATTACTCCAGGAAATGTATAAGTAATTGTGTCATATTCTGTTCTGTTTGCTGGAAGAATAATTTCTCCCAATTCGTTTGTTGGCAATTTTTTGGTTATGCGACGAACCCAAGGGAACCCAAGCGGGCTATCGCTAACGTCTAATATTTCGTTGGCAACAACAGGAATAGAAAGATAAGTTGGATCACTTGGATTTGTGGTGTCACGACGATGGATGGAAACCTCGTTCTTAACCACAACCTGATCTTCTGTTACCTCATAATAGATATAATTATTAGGAAGAGCTTCAAGCTCCCTCCTAACCCTTCTGCTGGTTGTCGAATTAAGAGGACTTATTTCATCATCAACCACAAGACCAGAAACGTCTGGATTTGTAGTTGGAGAAACGATAGCATCGGTAACAATCTCGGTTGCGCCAAGCTCTTGATTGATTGTTTTTCCGCCCAAGGAAGATGCCGTTAAGGCGCCAGATCGCGTTGTTGTGCTGGTTCTTTTTAAAAATTCATTAACCTGCTGTTCGCTCTTTGAAAGCTCTTCTCCGACAAGTGTAATTGGCCCAGCAATTCCCTCTTCGGTAGTTTGTGTATTAACGGTTGGAATCTGATCGCGAAACTGAGTTGGGATTATATCTGGTCTTTCTGCTGAAAATGACCTTGCTGGAAAAACCGATGGTGCATCTACCAGTCTTTCAACCAAAGATTCTGCATCTTCCCGCGATACTTCAACCGTTCTAGTAGAGGTCGGGCTGGGCGGAACATAATCTTTTGCTCCCTTGCGTTGGGTAGTTACGGTTACAAGCTGGCCCTCATTGTTGGTGGCCCTCCCTATCAATTGTGGCCCAATGGCCTTATGGGTCTGGACAATCTTAACCGAAAGAAATTCGTTGTATGGTTCGTAAGAGGTCTGGGTAATAACTCCGTTGACGTTCTCTAGCGTTCCTTCTTCTTCGCCAGTAGGAACAAAGAGTTGGCGGCGTTCTTGGACCGCCCCGCGAGACGCATCGTAAAAATCCCGATCCCGAACAGGAAAAAGAGAATTGCCATCATCGTCAGTTTCAATCGACCAAGCTTCCTCAATCTCGGTATAGACAATTGCGGAGCCTTCGCGAGCTTCGTAGTTAAC